ATGGCTGAGGTGAAGGCTCTGGTGAAGGCTCATCAGTGGGCTCTGTCTCAGGGGTTGGATCTGGTGTCGGTTCATCTGTGGTTTCAGAATCTGGAGTTGGAGTGGGATCGTCTGGTTCAGTTTGTTCGGGCGATGGCTCAGGAGAAGGTTCAGGCGTAGGTTCAACTGTTGCATCTGTTGTTGGCTGTGGTTGATTTGCCATAGCAGCAGCGATGGCTGCAGCAACTCTTTGTTGCTCTTCAAATTGCCAAGTTTCATTATATAATTCCCATGCATCATCTATTGCACTATTTAAATCAATAATAGATTGATCATAAGCTGACTGTGTATTATTTTTAACAGTTAAAGCATTTTCTGTAGTTGTTACAGCAGTATTATATGCAGTAGTCTTAGTTGTCAGCGTTTGATTATATGTTGTTAATGTAGAATTTGCAGTGTTATATGCAGAAAGTTTTGTATTGTATGTAGCAAGCTTAGTATTATAATCTGTCTGTGCCGTCGCTTTTGCAGTTACTGCTGCATTGTATGCATCAATTTGTGCCTGTGTTGCACCAGGACCAGAAGAAAATGTATTAAGATTACAACTAAAATCTTCTCCCCACACTCTTGGATTTCCAGCATAGTCACACCCTGCGCCAGTCATTCCGCCAGGAATTGTCCATCCAAGATGATAGGATCCTGGGCCTCCTCCGTTATACCACCAGATTTCTACATCAAATGTTTTGTCTACAGTAACATCATATGTTGGAGACCAAGCACTCCATCTTGCTCCCTGCTCAACCCAGTTATTAACAGCAAGATCTCCATCGATATACATTTTGAAACCATCATCTGTATATCCTGCAAATGCTACTGTTGTAAACCATGAAGGAACAGTAATCTTTCCAGTAAACTTAACCACTATATTTTCATACCTATTACCGCAAACTGGCAAATTCATATAATTTGAGTTCCATGTTCCAGAACAAATTACGGAATCTGGTACCGCATAACTAGGCCAAATTCTTGCTAAATTATATACAGTATATTGCAGACCATCTCCGCCAGCATTATCAATTACTGATTGTGCTGATTGAAGATTACTATTTGCGGTAGACAAGTTTAGCGTTGATATATCAAGGGCATCTTGAGCATCGTTTTTATCTTCTAAAGCCGTAGCAACTGTTACCGTTTGTCCATCTACTTCTGATTGAGCTGTATTCTTTTCTTGTAATGCTGTTGCCTCTGATGCTACCGCCGCATCATATGCATCATATGCATCATCTCTAGCCTCTTTTGCGGCTACTGCATCATCATATTTATCTTCTGCTATATCTATAAGGGCTTGAGTTTCAGCCTCTTCTGTTAGGTTGACAACCTTTTCGTTTAGCTCTTGTATTTCTTGAGCGGCTAAACTTAATGGATCATCACTATAAGCAGGTGTAAGGAATAGCCAACCAAACCCTAAAATGGCTGTTAATGTTAATCTCCATAGTTTAGTCCTAGTCAACTAATAACTCCTTGTTATAACTTTTATAACAAGTTAATTATATCATTGAACTACTTAGCGTTATCTGTTTTATAAAAGCCGTTGCCTTTAAACTGAATACCAAACGGCGTAAAGTGTCTTTGTAACCTATTGCCACAAGTTACACATAAATAGTTTGGTTCAACTGATGCGATTGATCTTTCCTTAGATACAATATTGTCTGGAGAACATTCACACTTGTATTCGTAGATAGGCATTACTTACCGCTCTTTTTTCTCTTCTCTGCTAAGGCTGAAAAATCTTTAACCTTAGTTTCTCCTAGGTATCCCCACGCATGACCATCATTAATCATTTGCTGATTGATGGATACTGTAGAGCCATCTAAAAATACCCAGCCTAAAATTCTTCCATATTTTTCTGATGAGTCCATTTTTTCTGTTTTAATAACAACAATTTTTGCTGAATCAATTGCATTCTTTAAATAAGCTTTTGCTTCAAGACCTAATGCTTTTTCCATCTTGTCTGCCGTACGGCTTTCTGGAGTATCAATTCCAGCTAATCTTACTCGTGAGCTAAAAGAGATATCAAATCCAAGATCAATGTCAACATCGATTGTATCTCCGTCCACAACCTTAGTTACTTTTTTAACATAATACTCAAACATGATTCTCCTTAATAATGAAGAGCAGTTTATGGACGTGCTCAGGTCCATCCTGCGGGTAGCGGCCCGCATATAATCTGCGACTCCCCAGTGACGGGGTGCAGACTACTATTATATCTTATTTGATTTTAATTGTCTTTGGCTTTTTATCTTCAGGTACAATTTTTTCAACTGTAACCGACAATAGACCATTTTTCAATTCAGCACCAGTGACTTCCATATATTCACCAAGCGCAAATGTGCGGGTAAATTTACGAGCAGCAATTCCTTTATGGATTGCTTCACCAGAATCTTCTGCTGATACCTCACCCTTAATTACAAGGGTTCCGTTATCAATAGTTACATCAACATCCTTCTTGTCAAAACCAGCCAAAGCTAGATCGACACGGAATACGTCATCTTCTACCTTTACAATATTGTAAGGTGGGTATGATTGATGTGATGCTGTTGTGTGTACTGTATTTAGGCGATCAAACATATCGTTGAAGCCAATAAAAAAAGGATCCTTAAAAAGATCCAATGTAAAATGTGTTACCATTTTATTCCTCCTTTAAGCGAATAAGTTAATTTAGTAGGCCCCTAATGGCGACCTAATAATATTATATCATATTGTTCAATCGTTTGGGATTTCCCTAATATCCATTTCAATCAGTCCCATTTCCTTTGCTATCTTGTGTCCTTCTGGACTAAGATGAAGAGTTGCTTCAAGATTTTCATCATATTCAACCTCCATCAAACCTTCTTCATACAACTTCATCATAGCAGAGTCAACATACTCAATATGTGCTTGCCATAATTCTGGTGCTATCTCTTTTGCATTCTCACTAATTGAAAATATCATTTCGCCATTTTCATCAACACCTTCTAAAGAAATAGCGCCTATCTCTAAATAGTGTGACATTTTCATATCTTCCTCTTCCTCTTCGTACATAAATCTCCTTTGTGCAACAGGTAGGACTTGAACCTACGATAGCCGAATTATGAGTTCGGGGCCTTAACCAACTTGGCTACTGTTGCCAAGTGTCTATTGTAACGTGCCGTCTTCATTTTTGTCAATGGTTTCTTCGACTACCTGCTGTACATATTCAGAAAAATGCTTTCTAATATTACCCATAGGTCTAGTCCCCAAAGACTTCCATATTCTTTTATACTCTACAATATTTGCAAATGTCGTAGGGCATACCTGTATACCATTATACTCTTTTAGTACTGTTGGTAGCGGTACATGTTTTCCACAACACTTACACTCTTTAGCTTTTTCTTGGTATATACTCATACTATTTCCATTCCGTCTAATACATCAGATAGATCTTTTGGCATTCTAGGTGCCCTGATCATGTTTGTTACTATTGTGTCATCCTCATCTTCTCTATCCCACTTTAGAGAACTATAGGTATGTATATCTATTTCTTCATTGTTTTGTGGCCTGCTTCTGCTAATAGCATTATAAATAGATCCACAAACTGCGTCCGCTAAGTCTTTTGAACCTTTTCTAGGGTGATCAACTTTATCTCTCATAATTTTAAGCTGAAGCAATTCATCAATTAAAAGTTTTATTGCTGGCCCAGTTAATCTATCTTCTGCAACAACCATAGCCATATCATCATAGTGCTTCTTTGCAACAGATAATGTTTCAGTATTAATTCCGTATTGCTTTAGCTGCTGCATCATATCGTGTGAATTCCAGCGGTCAAATGTGCAGACACGGATTTTGAAGCCCTTAGTTCTAAGAGACAAAATGTAATCTTTTACTTCTGTAAAGTCTACAGATTTATCTGCAGTCGGTGTCCAATATCTAACTGCATCAACTTCTACAATTGGTGCTGGCTGAGAGTAGGTATCAGTTACTTTTACATTCACCCATTTCTGCACATGCGCCATAGCAACTGCACAATGGTCATGCTTTTGTGCAAGGTCGACGTGCAAGAAATATTCTTTATCTGGATCTGGTGCAAACCAGTCTTCAAATCTACCAAAGTCATCTACCGCAAGAGCCATGTTATTAAAAGCTTTCTCGATCTT